ACAGCGAGGTTGTATACCATCAGGTGGTCATGCGGGTAGCGCGGGAGGCAGCGCAGGAGGTGGATTAATGGATTTCAAACGGATCGAGCTTCGCCAGGAAAGGCGACGGATGAGGTAGTGGAAAGGGTTCGCAATGGACAACGTTCCAGAAGTGATCGTTGACGACGTGCTCGAAGTGAAGGCAGCGCTCGGCGGCAACGTCGAGGCTGCGGAGGCGTTCCAGCGTGTGATCAGCTACTACGCATCGCTGCGTCACCTGGACGATGAGCGCAGGCGCGCGATCGAGCAGAACCTCGCTCGCTATGTCAACGAACAACTCGAGAAGGCGATGGTGCCTGTTCAGACCGCGGTTCAAAACATGTGGAACCACTCAGAGCTGCTGGCGACGGAGAAGACTGTTCAAGGTGCAGGCAAGGCAATAGCCGGCGCTGTGGTCGAGAGCCTGAAGCAGGTGCAGGACCAGTTAACGCTGATGAGCAGCCGCACGGAGGGCGTGGCCTATGCGCTTGATGAGATCGAGGAGCGGGTGAAGGACATCGGCGGCGACATCAGCATCAAGGTTACGCAGAAGCCGCGCAAGAAGGCCAAGCCGGTGACGATCCTCGGCCGCATGATGGGTAAGTCCGACGACAAGGAGGAGCCGAAGGAATGACGATCAAGGCGAGACTTCCCAACCTGTTTCGGATGTCAGGAGTCACCGACTCCGAGGCAGGTGATTATAGTCTGGGATCGTTTGGGATTACTTTGGCGGCAGGAGGTCAAGGAATGAGTAACACCGATTGGCGCCTGCAGATTGAAACGCTGTTGGAGCGCAAGGCCAGCATCGACAAGCGCAACAAGGAAGCTGGCACGAACGTCGTCAGCCATGAGTTCTGGCTGGTCGATGCGGTCGAGCTGTTGCTGCGGATCGAGTTGGGGGAGAAGTGATGGCGAAGCAGCCGGCGGAGACGGTCAAGGTCTGGCCACTGGACGAGATCGTTCCTTACGAACGGAATCCGAGGACGCACCCGGACGCCCAGATTGCACTGCTGGCGCGGCTGATGAAGGAACACGGCGTCGACCAGCCGATCGTGGTCGATGAGCACGGCGTGATCATCAAAGGCCACGGCCGGCTCAAGGCCGCTCGCCTCGCCGGCATGGACTCGTTCCCGGTGGTGATCAAGCGCGGGCTGACGGAAGACCAGAAGCGGGCCGAGCGGATCGCTGACAATCAAATCGCATTGCTCGCTTCCTGGGACCTCGACATGATCAAGCTGGAGCTGGGCGAGCTGACCTTGGCCGGCTATGAGCTGCCGCTGTTGGGCTTCGACCAGACCGAGCTGGCCGGCTTCCTTGATAGCAACGAGGGGCAGACCGATCCGGACGCGGCGCCGCCGTTACCTGATAAGCCGATCGTGCGTCCCGGCGAGCTGTGGTTGCTTGGTAAGCACCGGCTGCTCTGCGGTGACTGTCTCGATCAAAAAGACATAGAGCGCCTAGTTGGCAACGCGCGGCTCGATCTGGTTTTCACCGATCCGCCCTACAATGTGGACTATTCCAGCCAGGGCCGCACGATCGAGAATGATAATCAAACGGACGCGGCATTTGAAAAATGGTTGTCTGAGGCGTTTCGGATTATCGCTCTCGTGATGAAGCCGAACGCTTGCATTTATGTGTGTCACCCGGATTCAGCGAGCGCGCCGAAGCTGGCGTTTGAACATGCGTTTGCAGAGAACTTCAAAAAGTCGTCGACGATCATCTGGCTGAAACAAGCGGCAGCTATGGGCTGGCAGGATTATCGCGTGCAACATGAGCCGATTTTGTACGGCTGGCGCGAGGCGAAAAAGGGCAAGCATTACAATTCCGGCGATCGAGCCAAAACTACGGTATGGCCGTTGAGCCGCGAGGTCAGCTATGTACACCCTACGCAGAAGCCGGTCGTTTTGGCCGAAGAGGCAATTTTGAATAGCTCAAAAGCCTCTTGGAACGTGGGGGACTTTTTTGCTGGATCGGGATCGACGTTGATTGCCTGCGAACGATCTGGACGGAAGTTCTTCGGGCTCGAAATTGATGCTCGCTTCTGCTCGGTAATCATCGAGCGATGGGAGGACTTCGTTGGATCAGATGCAACTCTGGAAGGGGATGGACGAAGCTACAAAGCGATATGCGCCGATCGGGAACGTGACCGACTTGGAGCTGGGAAAGGCCGCCGAGCATCTAGTGGTCGCCGATCTGATCCTGCAGGGGTACCGAGCATATCTCAGTGATCAGGGGTTACCTTATGACGTGGTGGTCGATTTAGGTGGTTGGCTGATTAGACTGCAGGTGAAAGCGACGCGCTGTTTGCGCTCGGTGCCCCAGCGATCGCAACGGCTGGAGAGCTACCTGTTTCACACGCGCCGAGCGGGCAAGGGAGGGAAGCGACGATATTCTGCAGCCGACTTCGACATGCTTGCGCTGGTCGCTCTTGACGTTCGAGTCGTGGCTTACATGCCGTTCGTGGCGACCATTCCCGGCTGCTTGTATTTACGTCCAATCGGAGCGCAGCCAGCGAAGCATGCAACGCGGATCAAGAACATCGACGGGTTTCCCTTTGCGAAGGCGGCGGAGGCCCTAGGGCCAGCGAAGAAAGAGTGGCGGGAAATGTGGGGTAAGCCATTCGACTGGGAGAACGAAAAAAGGGGCCGCGCTGAGGCGGCCCCTGCCGATTAGGCTCGCAGCTTCAACTTGCGTCGAAGCCGGCGGGCGTAACCATCGCGGACGACGCCGCGCGAGACTTTGCGCGGGTGGGTATAGACCACCTGCCTGACCCGCTCGCCATTCCTAATGAAGGCGACGATGGCATATTTGGTCCGGCCGGATTTGCTGGTGCGGACTTCTCCTAGCTTAAGTTTCATAGGCGGGGCACCCCCCATGGATCATCCGGATCAAATCCGAATTCGCAAATCTGGCCTACTTTTTCGCCGCAGCCATACCAGCTCGCCAAGCGCTCGGCTTCCGCGAGCTTGGCTGGATCAGTCTCGCGATCCAGATATTCAGAGACCGCGTCGAAGCGGGGCGAGTCGGCGCCCCAGTTTCCTTGCCAGCCCATGAGCGGAATATCTGCCGGGCCTTTTATAGCTATCATTTCCAGCCTTCCTTCCTTGCTTGCTCGGGCCTTGCGCCGGCCCGCAATTATTATAGGCCAATTCGGCCGTCGAAGTCTAGACTTTTTCGGCGAGCGCGCGCTTAATAATGAGCGCGGGGCGCCCGCAAAGGAAAGGAAGGAAGGCGAATGGCTTATTATTGGAGCGCCGATTGGCGCGCGGGCGGCGGCGAGCTTCTAGCCGATGGCCCTTATGAGTCTCTGGAAAAGATCGCTCTTGATCTGGGCTTGGAAGAGGACTTCCGGGAAGCGGCCAGCCCGGAGGAATGGATGCAAGCAGTCAATTCCGGCTCCCTCGGCATAGGCCCGCCGAAAATGTTCATCGCAAGCGAAAAAGATCGGGCAATCCTTGAGCGACTCGCCGAAGAGATCGGAGTCAATGATCCCGCTTTAGCGGGCCAGATCGCCGCGACTCTCGAATAGCGCGGGGCAAAAAAGGGCCGCCTCTCGGGGCGGCCCCCAGTCCTTTAAGCGAGCCCCCATCGGCCGCGTCCGATATGAATAAACGCGGGGGAAGTTTGCAGCCGCTCGCGGACAGACGCGCGCCATGTGGGCGGCAGAGATCGCCCGGTTGCAACGCGAATCGTTCCATAAGTGATGTAGAGGTCTTGGAGCCTCGCTTCGCCACCATGCACGCGAAGAGCGCGGGCGATATCGTCGTTTAATCGTGTCGTCATGGGTCCTTCCTCCATTGGTTTTTGGTGTTGTATCGGGCGCGAGCGATTTGCTGCTGCACCTTGCGGGGCACCTCGCGAGCTTCGATGAGCTGGAGATCGGCCACCTTGCCGGTGGGGGATTCCCACCAGACAAGGCGCCGGCCGCGGCGTTGCTCGGCGACGTAGCGAGGCGTGCCGGGCTTGCGTTTGCTGAGGTAGATCACCGAACGGCTCCGGCGACATACTGGATCGGGGCAAGGATCGGCCGGGCGTCGAGGCTCCAGCGGCGGTGATGGCCGGAGAACGTGATCACGATCAGGGTCAGCAGCGAGAGGCAAAGCCATGCCAAGAGTTTCTCGGTTAGCATTTCCAAGGTCCTTTGGTTTCTGTTGTTTCAATCACCATCTCGACCGTGATGCCGTAGCGGACCATGACTTTGAGCAAGGCCGCCACGGCGAACGGGATGGGTGTTCCTCCCTCTGCGAACCGCCTCGCTGTCCGATCGTTGACGCCGAGGAATCGCCCGGCGCCGTTGATCGTGAGCGAGAGCATCTGCAAGTGGAGTCGGTATTCGTCCGCGGTCACTTGGCTACCGTCTTTGATCGGGGTTCGTAGAGGACTGAAGCGTCGAGCAGCATCTTCTCGACGTAAGCGCTGGTCCGCTTGAACACGCTGAAGAAGTGCTCCTCTTGCATCTTTTCCCGCGGGGTCTCTGCCGCGATCAGCATGCGTGCGCCAGCCTCCGCGAAGGCTTCCGTAGGGTCGCTGAAGTAGTATTTCGTCCACGGCTTGATCACCGTCGCGTCCGCGGGGGAAAGCCGCGCCAGCGTGGCTTCGTGGTCGCGTTGGTCTGCCTTCCATGCTGCGATGAAAGCGGGCGCGTCGGAGTGGTACCCGAACTGCACGTATCGGCCGTCGCGCCTGTTGGGGATGCGCGGGTCACCGTCGAACAAGTGCATCATCTCGTGCAGAACGGATTTGCGCTGCCAGTATGGGGAATCCGCCTTCATGCCCGCTTCGATGAACACGATCGAGCGCGGCTGAGTGCCCGGCACGCCTTTGATCGCGATGCCGATAAACGCGCCCGGCTTGCTGTACTTGGTGACGTCGCCGGGCGTCATGTTGAGAGCTTTGCGGAACTGGGGCACGGTGGCGTTGTCCTTGATGACGACGACTTTGGGATTTTGCATCCTTGTCTTGAGTGCGGTTGGCGCGGCTTCGTACCAGCTCGATATCTGGCGGGCGTAGACCGGATCGGAGTTCGTGAATACTTCGACGGCGAGCGCAGGGGGTGACAGCGCCGCCGCAAATGCGGCAGCGTATGCTAAGGCTTTCATGTCGTTCTCCTGGGCTTAGAGCTGCCCTTGGTTGCTGGTGCCTCGGAATGAGCACCGTCGAGGGCCGCGCGCGGCGGCCCTCTGCGGTGATCACTGCCGAATGGCCACGATGCGCTCGATTGCATCGCTGAGCGTTTCGCCCGGCAGCAGCTGGTCCTTGATCTCTTCGAGGGTTTCGATCTCGAACGGGACGTCCCAAGTGCCGTCCGCGTTGCGAGTCCCGGTTGGCCTGAAGGCAAAGCCGGGGCTAACATTGGCGCGCAGAATTTGCGCCGCGCGGTCGGAGATGCGGACGATGGTGGTGGTGCTCATAGCAAGGTCCTTCTTTTTATGCCGCAGTGAACAAGTCGAACTGCTGCGGCTCGCAGCTCGGTATCTTGAAGGGCTCGCGGACGACGTAGCCCGCGGCTTCTAAAAGCCAGATCGCCTGCATATTGCTGGTCTCGATATGGCCAAGCAGCGGGCGCTTGGTCTGATGCTCGGCCTCGGGGCCGGCGCTGGCCTGAATCTTATCGTTGATCCGCTTGGCGAATGCGGGGATGTCCTCGCCGCTGGTGCGGCGCTGGCGGTTATGATTGATCGCGAGGTTGGTGCTGTCGGAGCTGTCGAACGGGTAGAGGTGCGCCATGCTCTGCGCCCGCATCATGTGGATGCGCGGGCGGATGAAAGCGCCCTCGCTCTCGGCTTCCCACTTGTCGATGGCGGCGAACGCCTCGGTGATCCGGGCGTGCCAAGCCGGGCAATTCGGGCTGGCGTACTCGCCGCTCGATCCGAACCCAACGTAACCGAAGCCCTCGCAAAGATGGAGCAAGTAGGAGATCGGCTCATGCATGTGCCAGATCGGCATCGTGCGCTCGGAGTCGAAATCGAACATGGCCATGGTCTCGCAGACGAGCTGGGCGTTCTGCTCATGCGTGCCGTCGATAACGTCCGGGAGCACGATCACCGCTTGCGGGCAGCGGGCGGCGATGTCGTTCGCCCACTCGGCGAAGCCCTCCAAGTAGCTCTCGTCGTTCATGGTATCGGTGCCGGCCTTCCAAGCGCTGTAGGCGCCGTTATCGACCAGCAAAACGCCGTCGCCCTGGCCGACCAAGCGGATCGCCTGATCGAGCTGCTTGCCCAGCTTGTCGCGCGTGCCGTAGGAGACGCAAAACGACGCGCCGCTGAGGGCTTCAAGCGCTGAGGTGGGGCTGAGCGGGAGGCCATAGATCGTGAGCTTATTCATGGCGTGGTGGCTTTGGACCTTGAGGGGGGGGAGGGGCGCCGATGGCGCCCCCCGGTGCTTTCACTTGCCCCAGTAGCGGGTGGGCTGACCGGGCTTCTTTTCCTTGCGGAGCTTCAAGCCCGCGGCCGTGGCTTGCTGCGGCATGGAGACCGAAGGCCAGCCGGTCGCGGCCAGTACCTCGGCTCCGGTGCAGCCGCTGGAGCGCGTCAGAAGGGCTACGATCGCTTTCAGCTTGTCGCCCCGCCCCTCACCAGCCGGCTTGACCTTGGGGGCCTTGGCGGGCTTCGCCTTGGCCTTGGCGGGGGCCTTCGGGGCGGCCTTGGCCTTGCGATTCAGCAAATCCTGAAGGAGCTTCGGGCCGGGAGAGCCGGAAGCGGGGCCCTTGGCCGGCTTGCTGGGCTTGGAAATCGAGGTCCGGACCCGCGGGGGCGGCACGCCGATACGCTCGCCCTTGGCCCGCTTGGCGGCCGGCTTCGGGGCGGTCTTGGGCTGGGTCTTGGGCTGGGTCTTGGGCTGGGGCTGGGTCTGGGTAGTCATAGGGGTAGGTCCTTTTTCTGCGGCGCTGGCCGGGATGGCCGCGCTTTTCGGGGGTTCCGGGGGCTTCCTGGGCTCTTTCGCCGCCTTCAGAAGGAATTCCGGGATATCGTCGAGGTCTTTGGGATCGTCCATTTTTCCCTCGTTTTCAGCGGCCGAATTGGCCGGCCCCGGTCACTTAGCGTAGCGTCGGGGGATTGCAACGGGAATCTGCCTATCCCCAGCCGGAATCTCTACGTCCTTAGTTATGGTTGCGACGGCGGCCAAATTGGCCTAGTACGGAACCCATGGCGAGGCCGGTGCGGGCCCTTTGCCAAGCGGGCCGAATGGCCCCTTTCCGCGCCGGCCCTCGCCCGCAAAAAGGAGCGTAGGGATATGAGTGCGAATCTCGACAATGATCTAAACGATAGCCTGGACGATCTGCTCGGCGGCGCAGTGGTCCCTAATACGGCTCGCCCGACCCCGCCCGCGTCCTATCAGCCTCAGACCTATTTCGAGCCCTGCGGCAAATGCCGCGGCACCGGCCAGACCCCATGGGGCGTTTGCTTCCGTTGCAAAGGCAACAAGGGCAAGACCTTCAAGACCAGCCCGGCCGCCCGCGCCAAGGCGCAAGAGAGTTCGATTGCGCGCAAGGAGCGCCAGATGGTCGAGCGCAAGAACGAGCGCGAGACCTGGGAGGCCGCGCACAAGGCTGAGATGGAGTGGCTGCGCGCAGCAGCTCGCAAGAATGACGAACGCGGCGGCGGCTTCGATTTTCCAATCAATATGATCAACGCGGTCAATCGCTACTTGGCCTTGACCGACAATCAGCTCGCCGCGGTGCGCAAGCTCATGGCGCGGGACGCCGAGCGCAATGCAGCGCGGGACGCCGAGCGCGCAGCTCGCGAGGCCGCAGCTCCAGCGGTCGACGTTTCCAAGCTGGAGGCTGCTTTTGACAAGGCGAAGGCCAAGGCCCGCAAGGCGGGTGCGATGGGCATCAAGCGCCTGCACCTCCGCCTCCAGTCTGGCGAGCACAGCCTTTCGTTTTCGCCGGGTTCACCGGGCTCGCAATGGGACGGCATGATCTTCGTGCGCGAGGCTGGCGCCAACGGCGAGAAGCTCGGCTCGGTCAAGAACGGCAAGTTCACGCGCCGGTTCGCTTGCACCGATGCGCAGGAGGCAGCGATCCTCGACGCTTGCACCGATCCGCTCAAGGCGGCGCTGGCTTACGGCCAGAAGTGGTCCGCTTGCGCAGTGTGTGGACGCGAGCTGACCAACGACGGTTCAATCGAGCGCGGCATCGGGCCGATCTGCGCCGGCAAATATGGGTGGTGATCATGGATCAAAAACTAATCACGCGGAACGTCTGTCCGCCGATCTCAGATCGGCGCTTCGACTGGGTCGCCCACTACGACGGCGATGAACTTCACGCTGGCTGGGGTGCAACGGAAGCGGAAGCAATCGCCGACCTGCAGCGGCTCGATCAGGAGCGTGCCGAAGCGGACTTGATGGAAGAGGAGGGCTGGACATGAGGACGGTAGTTGAATCCCCGAACGCGCAATTCCGCCGCGAGGCGGGCTTGGGCCCGATCAGCCGCTCGCGCGTCGGTGCGGGCGATTGGATGAAGCTGAGTTGCGGCGACCGCGTTCGCGAGCGCGACGGGCGTCATATCGGGCGGGTGCAAGCGATCCACTGGAGCCGCACCGTGGTGATCCAGTGGGAAGATTCTGGCTGGCTGAGCGAGCTGGCATTGAACGAGATCGAGCGAGTGAGGGACCAATGACTATGAATCGTCCCGCGGATTTCGCGGAGCATGAGGCCAAGCTGCTCGCATGGGCGGCGGAGAGGAAGCGAATCAAGATCGCGCTCGACCTTGCCGACGCCGAGCGCGATCAGGACGCGGTCGAGGAGTTGGAACGCGATCTGGAGGTTCTGTATTGGGCGCGGCCGGTGAGGGAGTGCGAATGAGCTGAGCCGGACGGGCGCGATGACCGGCACTCGGGGCTCTGCAAGCCCGGCAGCATCCCCAACACCCCAGAGGGTAAAAATGAAGCCGACCAAGTTCAAGTTGTTCAAAATGGAGGATGGGTCAGTGGTTCTGCGCGGCTACTCGCCGATGGCTACCGGCGGCTATTTCAACGTCGAGATTATCAAGCGGCAGCTCGCGGGCGGATCGCTCGCGGGGGTGCGCAATCATGCCCGGCACCTCGCCAAGGCATGGAGCGTGCCGTTGGAAGACAAGCTCGCGTAGGCGGCAGCGCAGGCGGCATCCGCAGTGGTGCCGCTCACGCTGCGGCCCGCACCCGCAGCGGGGGTGAGGCCGGCCGGTTGTCCATCGCAGTTCAATCGGTCGGCTGAGCCTTCGAACCAGAAAAGGACGAGGAGCTGCAATGACCGATAGCCGTATTGAGCTGAGCCTGCCGCAAGCGGAAGCCTTGCATGTGCTCATGTTGCTGGACGCAGATCATTCCGAGAAAGGCACGCCGCTATCGAAGTCGGCGGCCAAGAAAGTTTGGCAGCACCTCGTCGATGCCGGCGTGCTGCACGGAGACGACAAGCGATGAGCAAGCCGCCCATCACCGCGCGCGAGCTGATCGAGTTCGCCGCGCCCAAGGCCGCGGAGATGTTCGAGAAGACCGGTGAGCTGCGGCCGCTCTGGCACGTCGTTTGCGCCAACGGCGAGCACGGCATCATTGCTGCGCCCATGGGCAGCGGGCCCGAAAAGGACATCGTCGCTTTCGCCATGCGCGAGGCGATGAAGCGGTTGGACGCCGTCGCCTGCCTTTTCATGTGCGAGAGCTGGATACGAAGCGCCAAGCCGGGTGACGCGGACTTTGACGAATTTGAGCACCGGAGGGACCTTGGCCGCGATCCGAAGCGGCAAGAGTGCCTGTGGTTTTCGGCTGAGGACGCCGAGGGCAATGTCACAGCCTGCCAGATGATCGAGCGCCCCGAAGGGCCAGACGGGCCGGGGCGACTGCAGCCGCTCAAGATGTTGGACAGGGTGGGCCGCTTGGAGGGGCGGTTCGTTGGAATGCTGCCAGTGAAGGGAAAGGGACACTGACATGGACGACGAATTCATAGCCCTGAGCCGAGCTGTGCTCGCGCTCTGCAGCGAGATGGCCCCCGCTGGGGCCGAGGGGGAGGCGATCTCAACGCGTGCGATCTGCACTGCGCTCGCGTGCAAGATCAGTGCGGCCAAGGACCCCGGTCTGATCCTGGCGCTGGCGATCCGTGATCTCACCGAGGCCGCCATGCGTGGCCGGCAGCTGCCGCCACCTCGCCGCCGGGCACGCTGCCGCACGATCGGAGCGCGCCATGCTGTGCGATGAGCTGGCGGTCGATCGCGCCTCTGCAAGCGGCATGCTGGTCGGGCCGGTGATCGAGCGCATAGGCAAGGCGCAAAAGTTCGTTCTCTCGGCAGAATGCGCTGCGGTCGCGGACGCCTTGTCCTCCGACTATACCGGACTGGTGCGGGCGTTCGAGCACTGCCGGCTTCCGTTCCGCGAGACCTGGATTGAGTTTGTGCATATTGAGCGGCCGAATTTCTCGGCGGCGCAAATGCACGCGCCGGCTTTTCAGGTGCAGCCGCGCCGCGTGGGCTACTTGCTGTCGGCGACGCGCGACGATCTGAGCGCGTGGCGGGCGCACATGCTGTGGTCGATCCCGAATGGACAATGCTCGGCGGCGTCGTTGGCCATGGACTTCGACATGACTGCGCCACTGACTTCCGAAAAGGCGCTGCCGAGCGTCGAGGACGAGCGGGCGGAGCGGCAGCGCATGGCCGACCAAGGTCTGCTCAACATGGATATCGGGCCGCACCCTGGTTGGACGCAATCAAGCGAGAGCGTCAAGCTCGCCATGTTGCGGCACACGAATCCGTGCCGGGCGGATTACGACATGCCGCTGCCGATCGGCATTCCGAAGCATCGCTGGCGCGAGTTCTACGAGGCCATGGCCACCCTGGCGCGGGCGGACTGGGCGGGGGAGCCGAGCTATTTGCTCGCCGTGATCGGCTTGCTCAATGCGCGCAATGCGGTGGACCTGCACCAGACCGATCTAAGCCGGCTCAACAAGGCGCGGCGCAAGCGCGGGGTGCTGCCGTTGTTCGAGCACAAGGTTCTGCACATCGCGCACCGGCAAGCAAAGCGCGTGTATGCGCTGGGCGAGAGCCGCGGCGACCATACGCCCATGCGCGGTCATTTCGTCCGAGGTCATTTTAAGACAAGAAAATCCGGAGTTTATTTTTGGAGTCCGCATGCTCGCGGCGACCTAGCACGGGGTCGGATCGAGAAGGAATACGAGCTGTGACGTCGGTGCCGATGAAGCGACGGGGACGACCGCCGCTGCCCCGCGGCGAGGGCAGCATGGCACCCTCGCACTGCCCTCAAGGGCATGCGCTCACGCCAGACAATCTTCGCTTTAAGAAGCGGGGTGGCAGCGCGAGCAAACGGTGGGCGTGCCGACGTTGCCATACCGAATACACCAAGCGCTGGCGTTTAGCCCATCCCACCAAAAAACGAATGGCGCGCAATTTGCGGTTCGTCGCGTTCGTACAGTTCTTTGCGTCCAACGTGAAACAATGGAGGGGGGGAATGAAAGTTCTCAAGACTGATCCGGCGCGCCTGCACCTCGACGACAACACCGGAATCATTGTGCGGGCGCTGGTGGATGGTCGCCCGGCGAGCGTCGACATCGCCTGTCTCGACAAGGAAAGTCTGCACGACTGGCTGCGCTCGCGCGGCGGAAATAACGAATGGGCAGAGCATGTCGTGATGCTGCTGCTTGGGCACGAATGGGAGGACAAGAAATGAAGGGCACGATCCTTGTGTACCGGCCAGGAACGACAATTCCAGAGGTTCGGGAGATCGACGGTTCGCCTACGCTCGACGTGCTCAAGGCCGGGATTGGAGGCGGTCACATTGAGATTGTCCCGTACTTCAACACGATCCAGCACGGCAAGAAGCAGCATCGATGCGTTGCGTTCTGTGACGAGAACGGAAAGCTGACTGGCCTGCCGATGAACATGCCGGCGACCAAGCTTTGGGACAATGCGATGCGTAAGGCTGTCGGTTGCGGCGCTTCGCCTGACTTTCTGGTCGGGGACATCGCCGTTGTGTTCGGTGACGAAGCATTTATGGAGGCGCTGTGATGCAGAGGCAATGCGGGGAATGTTCGCTGTGCTGCCGCTTGGTGCCGGTCAAAGCACTGCGCAAGGGAGCTGGCGAGCGCTGTCAGCACCAGCGCCACACCGGCTGCGCGATCTACGCCAAGCGGCCGATCGACTGTGCGATCTGGACGTGTCGCTGGCTGTCGAATGACGACACGGCCGACCTGCGCAGGCCTGACCGCTCGCACTACGTCATCGATCTTGTCCCGGACTTCATCCAGATCGAAAGCGAGGGCGTAAAGAACGACATCCCGGTCATTCAAGTGTGGCTCGATTCGGCCTACCCGGACGCCCACGAAGACCCAGCGCTTCGCGCTTACCTCGAGCGGCGTGCGCGCGAAGGCTATGTCGCCCTTGTGCGAACCGGAGCGCATGAAGCGTTCACGATCTTCGCTCCGCCGATGGTGTCTGACCATCAATGGCACGTCGTCATGCACGGCACCGAAGCACCGGAACACACGACTGAGGAGATCGTAGCCAAGCTTGCCGCGCTCGGGAGGATGGGATGACTGGTTGGAACGAGATCAAGGCGGCGCTTGACCGCGCCGAGAAGGAGATCGCGCGGCTGCATGCCGAGAACGCCGAACTGCGGCTGGGGCAAGCGGTGCCCGGCTATGCCGAGCAGCGGCTGCACGATCCCGGCAACCACCTGCGGCGGATCGACCATATATGGGCCTTCCTGAGCCTTGACGAGGCCGGTGAGGGGGTTTGCGCCGGGCCGCTAGGTCCATACCCCTTCGTACCCTTAATCGCTGCAGACCCCGCCCAGCTGGCCCAGCTGGGCCCTCTGGCGCGGGAGATCGCCCGGCGGGCGGACCGGGTCATCATCCTGGCCAAATTCGGCTCGCGCGAGGACGTGGAAAGGATCGAGCCATGAGCGACTTCAACATGGTGGTGCAGGGCATCGCGGGACCGCTAACCATCGAGGCGGACCACCAGATCATCGAGACCATGCGCGGCTGGGCGACCGGCCAGCCGGTGTGGTCGCACGACCAGATCATCGAGCGGTGGGGCGCCGACTTCCTGATGTACCGGCGAGCATGGGCGCTCGGCACCGATCCGATCCTTGAGGGGAAGAACTTCGACGTCAACGAGCGCGTCGAGCGCACCCGGATCATGTACGACACGCGCACCAAGGCGATCAAGGAGTTCGGGTTCAGCATCCCATGCAAAGAGCTGCTGGACGCGCTGGAGGCGCACCAGCCTATCGTCGAGGTCGGAGCAGGCTCTGGCTACCTGACCGCGCTGATGCGCCACCGCAACATCGACGTGATTGGCACCGACAGCGGCATCGGCCACTCATGGATCAAGCTCGGCGTGTACGACCCGGCGCAACAAAGGATGCCGGCCAAGCGAGCTGTGCGCCGTTTCCGCGACCGCACCGTGTTCTGCTCCTGGCCGTCGCTGCAGGAGACGTGGTTTAGGCAGGCCCTGCGCGCCATGCGGATTGGCCAGCGCGCGATCATCATCGAGGAGGACGCCTGCGCCGAGGAATCGACGTGGGCGTACCGCGACGAGGCGTTCCAGCAGATGGCGGACATCGATCTTCCCGCGTGGCCGATGCTCAACGACCGCGCCGCGAGCTGGATCAAGAAGCGCGAGCACAAGATCGCCAAGACCGAGCTGTGGAGGGACAAGGATGTCGGACCCGGAGATGGCAGCGAGCATGCGCGAGCTGGAGTGGACGGCGCGGAGGTTGCGCAAGGCGATTAGGCAGCACCTGCATCCAATCCTGAAGGGCAAGGAACCTGAAATTCAATCTGCTGTGCTGGCCGACATGACGGCGACCTACCTCGCCGGGCTCGAGCCGTCAGCACGTCCTGAGTTCCGCGCGATGTTCATCGCGCTGATTGACCACCTCGTGCCCGAGAACGAGCGCGAGATGTTCGGGCCGGGAGGCTGGCGTGCGTGATCCCTGGCCAGAGGAGATCGAGCGCTGCCGCATCCTGGCGGACAGCGACTGGGCCAGCAATCCCGGCGATCCCTTCGGCGCGTTCGAGCTGGAGGTCATGTTAGACGCAGCTCGGACCGAGCTGCGGATCATCGCCAATAGGGCCGACCGCACCTCCGCGTGGTGGGAGCACGTCTCGGTGTCGACGCCCGATCGTTGTCCGATCTGGATGGAGATGTGCGTGGTCAAGGCGCTGTTCTGGAAGGAGGACGAACTGGTGGTTCAATTTCACCCGCGCAAGATCGACTACGTGAACTGTCACCCGTTTACGCTGCACCTGTGGCGTCCAACGCGGCACAAGGACAGGATGCCGACACCTCCAACTCACCTCGTGGGGCCGAAATGAACAAGAAGGAAGTGGACGTCAGCCCGCTCGACGCGGCCCTGGCGGAAATGATCAAGGGACCGCTGACGCTGTGGGAGCTGAAGCAGCACGTCGATCAGCTGGTGCTCAAGTTCGGGCGCGAGCGCCGGGTCACCATCGTGGACGCGTGGCCGAACGACGAGGAGGTGGCATGACGACGCCAGCCGAGGCCGTGGCCAAGCTGCGCGAGCTGATCGAGTACCGGCTTCCTGCCAGCGGGAATCCATTGGGGGCGATTGTGCTATCGCGCGAGGTGGCGACCGCGCTGCTACAACTGCTGGACGCCAAGAAGCCGCTTGACGAATCGCCGCCGGCTGGGCTTTAGTCTGCGCTATAGGTCCTTTAACTCCTCCTTTTGTTTGGCCGCCCTCTCTTCGAGGCGGCCTTTTTTTGTCCATAATGTTGGACGTTCGACCGAACGTGGTGTAAGCCACGGTCAAGCCTTCCTGATTCGATCCTATCGAAGGGGCCACCGATTGGTCGACTGGACGCTGGCCGTGACGCATCCGAATTCGGAGCACCTAGTCTCCGAAGACCTGCGGCGTCTGTCTTACGATCATATTTGCTTCAAGCGCCGCGCCTCTGCGGTTTATCGTGGGCGCGTGGTCGAGCGCATCCTGCCAGCGTTCCCCCGCTACATCTTCGTGCACACTGAGTTGTGCTGGGACGTATTGCGTGACGCCACTAAGGTGCTGGGCCTTGTCATGTTCGGCGAACGGATCGGCGTTTTGCACCAGCCGGTCGTAGATCGGCTGATCGAGCGATGTGGCGGCACTGACGTTCTCCCTCCCGAAGAAATCCCCGAACCTTTTCAACGCGGTGATCGCGTCATTGTAGGTGGCTACGGGCCAGCGTCCGGTCACCAAGCAGTCTACCAGGGAGTTGCCGAGGATGGCCGATTGCGGCTCGAATTTGAATGGCTGGGGCGGTATGTACCTGTGGACGTGGACAGCAGGGACGTTTCAGTCGTAAGCTCGCCACCTCCGCCGACCAAGAAACGTAAGAGACGCAGACATTCGCGAAAAGACAAGCGGCACGTCGAAGTACATACGCCAACAGCACCATAGACCCGACGCAACCAGGGCAGCGTTGCCGCGGAACGGGTGTTGGAGTGGGGGTTCGACCTGAACGCGACTGCCCGTCGAGTGCTGCCGCTATGGACGCGACTATAACCATAACCGGGTCAACCATTTTCTTCATGTCTGTGGCAGCCGGTGCTGGCTTTGCCATCGGCTACGTTCCGCTCAAAACGTTCATCGAGTTGATGCTCGCCAATAGACGGACGGTGCCATGATTACTCGGCGCAGGATGATCGTTTGTGGCGCCGTGGCGGGTGCGCTCGGCGGTGCCGCGCTGGCAACCGCGGTCAAGGTCAACGAGGCGGTCGACGCCGCGATCGAGCTGGTGCCGTGGCGCGCGCGGGTGTTCTGGCGGACGGTGTACTTCGACAAGTTGCAGAACGCGGTCGACACCATGGACGCGTACTTGCGGGGCGAGTACGGCAACATCAATGTCCCGCAGTACGGCCAAGAGGAGCGCATCATGGTGGTGCGCGGAGGCGGGCAGAAGTTCGAATGGACAGACGACGCGATGAACGAGCGCGTGGTCGGTTGGGTTAACGAAGGCGGCACGCTGATCGCGCGCGTGGTGGCGTACGAGACCATGATCAGCCGCAATCGCGGGCACGAGACCAGGGTCGGGCTGGAATGGAGTTCGACCGGGCGAGGGAGCGCATGATCTATGAAACAGGTCGCCATCTTCGCGGCAGCGATCGCGTTCTCATGCATCGTGCCGGCTTCACCGAACCGCCAGGTGGACGGCTTGCGCTTGACCTCGGACGCCACACAAGCGGCGGCCAATCGCAGCGGGCAGCAATAAATGGTCCGGATGGAGCTTCATTGTCCGCTTTGCCATCACCAGTCGGGCAACGCAATCGTCGCGGACTGGCCGGAGCCATTGTCTACGATCTCGTACCAACCACTGATTTGTGGGGAGTGCGGCGTCGAGTTCTCGTTCCAGATCGATCGGGACGGCATGCGGACGACGGCGAAGCGTGACCAGCTGCTGCTTACAGAGTTTCTGAAGCGGCGTCCCAACCGTCCGAAGGTCCGCAATGCCTGACACGACGAACACCGCAGCGATCAGAAAGCACTGGATCGTAGGCGGGTTCACGCCGCCGGATGACGGCTCCGATCCTGGCGAGCTAGGGGCGCTGGGTGCAGTGCAGACCGAGCTGCACTCAACCCTGGATGCCGCCAAGCAAAGGTGCCGAGAACTGGCTGCGGGGGCCCCTGGAGCGTATTTCGTGGTGTATGAGGCGCTCTGGTACGCCTATACTGACATTACCCCAGTCACGCTGCGCAAGGTCGGAGAAGCGGTTGTGGTATGAGCGACCCTACCCACACCGCGATCATCAAGCAGTTCGACAACCTGCCGGTGGAGGAGCGCGAGCGCGCCAGGGAGCGGTTTGAGCAGTACCGGCGAGAGCTGATCAGGATCGGTTACACAAACGCCGAGCAGGAGTTCGATCCCATGGTGCGCGCGGCCGAGCTGGCCAGCGTTGCGGTTGCTCTCGGTGGCGACTGGGAGGAAGTACTTAAGCGGGTGGCCGATCTGATGCTGCCGAGCGAAGCGAACGCGCATGGTGTGCGCGGTGCCGCCTCCAGCTTGGCGCTGATGTGGATGGGCTCCTCGCAGGACGTGCCGAAATGACGTTCGTGACATACGAGGGCAAGCGTTACGACGGTTGGCGCATTCCGTTTGCCTACTTGCTGTGGGCCGCGAGCTTCCCGCTGTTGCCATTCATGCTGTTCTGGGCCGCGTTGTTCTGGTTCCTGTTTCTGTTGGCCTCGGTGCCGTGTCCATGACCAGCGTACCGATCGAGATTCTGGGCAAGGCTCTGGCAGAGAGCATCGAGCGCGAGCGCAAGCCCTGCGCGCACGGCTTCGCCGGGGACTGCCCGACCTGCGCGCACTTCGCCAAGGTGAGGGAGGCAGAGCTGCGCGTTCCCGACCCGGATCACCTGAGCGGGCACACGCTGCGCACGTTCCCGCCCGAGTTGAGGTACAAGACATGACCCCGGTCCAGATCGCTGCGGTCGACTGCGCGATGGCTGTGGGCCGTGGAATCGAGCGCGACTACCCGGCCGTGCATACGCTCGTTGCAATCTACCAAGACGACGTAGCCGTGCAGTTTTGGCAGGAGGCTGGCAAGATGGCCGCGGTCGGCGCGCGGCTGACCGACCTCGCGGACAATGATGGCGTTGCCAAGCGCTTCGTCGCCGTGGACAAGGCGATCCGCCAGCACCTCAACGAACAGAAGGTGCCCGTTCTGAGTTGAAGAGTTGCCAACCCTGCCCACGTTACTGTGGGGCGGACCAGGGAAGGCAAGGGGGCTGGCCCGTCGATCCGACGTTCCGCCGGGTAGGTACCGGCCCCCACCTGTTTCGAGATGAGCCCCATGATCTGGTCGCACCACGGACCCATCCTCTGCTACTTCGACTTCAGCGAATGGTGTGGTGGATGGGGTGACACGATCTCCATCGTGGACCACGGCTACGTCGTATTGCCATACGCCGCGCGTAGAATCTAAGGACCGGACGCCATGGCCAGCATGAAGGACGTTAGTGCGCCATCCGTCCAGAGCACAAAGAAGCGCATCCGGGACCCCGATCTGCGCAGAAAGTCCAACCGCGAGAAGCTGATGGAGGCGACCAAGAGCGAGGTGCGCCACCTCCAGAACGTTGCGGAGCACAGGGGCGATAAAGGCTCGTTGGATCATGCGCGCGAGCTCACCAAATACGTGGCTGGTGCGCTGGCAATCACGTCGCCCTACAATCCGAACGGCACGCCGCGCGAGGGTGGCGACAAAGCTGAGTTCTGGGAATGGCTCAAGCACATGAAGGACTTGTTGGCGCTGCGGCTGCCGTATGAGCGCCCGCGCCTAGCCTCGATCACAGTGCGTGAAGAGCAGCCTGAGGACGCTGAGGAATACATGACGGTGGTTGAGGTACGTCACCGTATGATCAGGAAGGGTATTTCGGTTGACCACCTGATCGAGCGTCCCCTGATCTTGGACCACGAGCTGAGCGATGACGATACAGGAGAGCACGCGGGCAACGGCCACGCGACGAACGGTAGATGACAAGCCGCTCGATCCGGAGGGCGCCAAGCTCTGGGAGAATTCCTGGTACGCGTTAGCGCGCAAGGACTTCTGGACATATCGGTGCATGGTGCGCCCCAACCTGATCGAGGGTTGGTGGCAGCAAGAGGTGGCCGACAACCTGACGACGTTTTGGTACGACCTCAAAGCCGGCAAGCGGCCGAAGCTGGTGCTGGGCGCACCTCCGCAGCACGGCAAGTCGGACACCATGAAGGACTTCTGCTGCTGGGTGGCGGGCAAGGACCCGGACAGCAAGACGCTATTTGCGAGCTACGCGGACGAGCTGGGCATGAGCTGCAACCTGCATATGCAGCGCATGATGGCGACGCCGGCTTATCGCGCGATCTTCCCCAAGACCCGGCTCTACGGAGGCGAAGGCGGGGAGGGGAGTGGCCATCGTCGCAGAACCACGACCTTCCTCGAATTCGTGGGCCGCAACGGTTCGTTCCGCAACACCACGATCAACGGCAAGATCAACGGCTTCGGGCTCGACCTTGGGGTCATAGACGATCCGATCAAAGGCCGTGCCGAAGCGCAGTCGACGGTGATCCGGGACAAGACCTGGAATTGGCTATCGGACGACTTCTTCAACCGGTTCTCAGATCGCGCCGGCATGGTGATGATCCAAACGCGGTGGCACGTGGACGACCCGACCGGGCGTTGGCTGGACCGTTTCCCCAACACGCGGGTGCTCAACTTCAAAGCGATCGCCGACCGCAACGAGCTGTATCGCGACAAAGGTGAGGCGCTTTTCCCCGAGCATAAGTCGTTGGAGTTCTTGCTAGAACGCAAAAAACTCCTGTCCGAAGCGAGCTGGGAAGCGCTGTTCCAGCAGTCGCCATACGTCGTTGGCGGCGGCATGTTCCCGATCGAGCGGCTGCACGCGGTGCCGATGTTAGACCGTTCTAATGTGCGGCGGTCGGTGCGGTACTGGGACAAGGCCGGCACCGAGGACGAGGGCGCGCATACCGCGGGCGTGCTGATGCACCTCTTGATGGACGGCCGCTATATCATCGAGCACGTCGTTAGAGGCCAGTGGAACGCGCTCGACCGCGAGCAGCGCATCAAGTTCTGGGCCGAGCATGATCGTGCAAACCTTGCAGCCGGAACGTATGAAGTTGGAGTCGAACAAGAGCCGGGCTCGGGTGGCAAAGAGTCTGCTGAGGCCAGCATCCGTATGCTGGCTGGGTTCCGGGCCTTTGCCGACAAGGTAACGGGCGACAAGGTGATCCGGGCCGAGCCGTTTTCCGCGCAGGTGCAGAACGGCAATGTGTGGCTGGTCGCGGGCGGTTGGCACCACGACTTCCTCGAGGAGATGGAGAGCTTCCCGTTCGGTAAGGCGAAGGACCAGATCGATGCTGCCGCCGGCGCGTTCAACCGGATCACCGCTGGGGCAGGGTACAACCTGTTCGCGGAAGGCCTCGATGACTGACATCGAGCTGCAGGCGTGGCTGTATCGGGCCCGATACCTGACCGAAAAAAAGGGCTCGATGGACCCGCTGTGGGATGTGATCTTTGATGTAGAAGCGTTGCTCAAAGGGGAACGGACGTGGGCAGCAACGCGTGAAGACATCGAGAACATGGTGCGCGCCAATACCCGTGTGCCTCCTCCTTCTGAGCTCGCCGGCACACGCTGAGGAAGCGCGCAAGGTCTGGCACGACGGCACCGAGATGGTGCTCAGGCGCGCAGCCGACAACGGCATGGAGATCGCGTTCGGCGCGAACGTTCCTGCCAACCTGCGCGAGCTTGGCGTCACAGACGGCACGATGCTCGTCCGTGGTCAGTGGGAAGAAGACATCCTGATCGGGGAGGCGTGGGCATTCAGCAAGGACTGCAAGGCGATCAGCTACGCCATACGCGGCGTTGTGACCTACGGAGGGGCGCTGATCGTGTTCGGGCCGGTGCCCACGAGTTGCAACGTCGAGGACTACGAACATTATTCGTGGGGCAAGGAAGCGGTGATGCGCTTCGATCAGCCCCCACCCTCGCCATACGACGCTGACGTTAAAGGCAAGCGCAAGCGAGAGAAGGTTGTTGACCGTCCGCCTCCGAAGCCTAAGCCGAAGCCAAAGCCGACACCGCGCGCGGCTCCACGACCTACTTACCAGCAGCCCCAACAGCAGTGGCCGGGCTACCCGTCACAGTGGAGATGGTGAGGTGGTCATCTGGCTGGCGGCGAACCTAGCCGTCTCTCTCGTGACGATTGGGTTCGCGTACTTTGTCCATTGGGGTGTGGCGATCATTTTCTTCGTGTTGGCGATGCTCGTGCTGATGGTGATTAGACCAAACTGAATCAGGGCACAGACTGCGGAGTGCGGTATGAACCCTGGTGGCATCACCGAGGAGGTCGGCAAGGCGACTGGCACCTTCATGGAGATCATGAAGATGCAGCCGCTGAGCCTCGCGCTCGTGGTCATGAACTTCGCGCTGGTGGTGTTCCTGTTCTACTCGAACAGCCAGACGTTGGCGCAGCGCCAGATGGCGGTAGATCAGATCATCAAATGGCAGCAGCAGACCGACTCGCTGATGGCCAACTGCGTCAGCAAGGAGGTCGTGGAGATCGTCGTCAATGCGCTGGAGCGGGACCGGGAGCTGTACCGACAAATGCTGCCGAGACCGCCGTCTCAGCTGCCTAAGCTGCAGAGCGACGAGCCGCAGCCGATCAATCACGCCCCGTTTGTGATGCCGCCGTGAGCTGGCTGCACACAATGGCTGGCAAGAAAGGCAACGGCGACGGCGAAGGCTACATCGCTCAAGCGAAGGAGCTTGAGCTGGCGCGGCGTGAAAACCAGCGATTGGCGATCGAGGTGTCCACGCGGGACACGGTGATCGACCAGCTGCGCGCGGCGCTCAACGAGGAGCAAGCGATCTCGCGCGAGATCGCCGCCTCCATGGCGCACCACGTTCGCTCGGCGTTCGGGCTCGGGGCCGGTGCCGGCGTCTTGCTTTGTTTGATCATGTGGGGGGTGTCGGTGTTGCTCCGATAGGAGGGGCACATGTACGGGGACCTGCCAAGTTTGATGACAAAGCACTCGCTCTCGTTCAGAGGGCACAAGTACAGCGTGTCACTGGAGGCTGAGTTCTGGCGCATGTTCAAGGCGATGGCTCGTGACCACGACATGACGCTCGGACAGTTGTACTGGGGACTTGAGAAATCGTGTCCCGAAGGGAGCACGATGACGTCACACATCCGAACAACGATCCTCAACAGGACCATCGCGCGGGCGAGGGCGGCCTGACATGGCGGCCGTGACTCAGCTGAAGTCCGTCTACGACGGCATGCGCAACTTCCTGGCTGGGTTCGGCGACCCGGCCAAGGACAAGAGCGCTGCGCAGAGGTTCGTGCTCGAGCTGATTGACCCCGAACAGCTAAACGCCGCGTACCGTGGTGATTGGCTGTGCCGCAAGATCATCGACGTTCCGGCGTTCGACTCGTGTCGGGCATGGCGTGACTGGCACGCGGACGACGATGAAATCGAGCTGATCGAGGAGTGCGAGAAGGACCTCGGCATTCAGCGCAAGCTGATGCAGGCGATGTCGAAGGCACGGCTGTTCGGCGGCGCTGCGTTAATCATGGGCGTCGAGGGCCAGAAGTTCGAGGAGGAGCTGGACGTCGAAAGCGTCGGCGAGGGCGACCTCGCGTTCGTCCATGTTGTGTCGCGCTGGGAGCTCGAGGCTGGGACGCTGATCAAGGACCTGACGTCTCCGTGGTATGGCGAGCCGAGCTATTACAAGCGCACGAACACGATGACGATTGCGCAGGAGCAGGTGAAGCCTCCGCTCGAGCTATCGTCGCTAGGTTACAAGCCAGGGGATGAGCTGCTGATCCATCCGTCGCGGGTGGTGCGGTTGCTAGGGTTGGAATATCCCGACCTGAGCTACTCGCAGGACTCGTGGTCGGACAGTTGTCTCCAGCCGGTGATCGACGCGGTGAAAGCGGCCGGGCTCGTCAATAGTTCGATTGCGTCGATGATTGCTGAGGCCAAGCTCGACGTGATTAAGATACCAGGGCTACTGGAGATGTTGTCGACCACGGTTGGCACCGAGAAGTTGCGCAACCGGTTCTCGTTCACGATGGCGGCGAAGAGCACGGTCAACGCCACGCTGATTGATGCGAATGAGGAGTGGGAGCGGATCGCGCTGACGTTCAGCAACATGGACCAAGTGATGGGCATGTACATGAACGTCGCTGCAGGAGCTGCCGACATCCCAGCGACACGATTACTTGGGAGAGAGCCGTCAGGCATGAACGCGACGGGTGCTTCCGACATCCGAAACTACTATGATCGGCTGCAGTCTGAGCAAGCAATCAAGGTCCAGCCTGCGCTCGCGCGATTGGATGAGGTGCTCATACGCCACGCCTTAGGGGACCGCCCAGAAGAGATTTATTACACATGGAAACCTCTCTGGCAGATGGACGAGGTTCAGAAGGCGGACGTGTGGTTGAAGAAGGCGCAGGCGCACAAGATCGATGTGGACACGGGGCTGATCAATCCGGATGTGCTGCGCGAGGCGAGAGCGAACCAGGTGATCGAGGACGGGTTCTACCCGGGCTTCGAGCAAGCGGCGGCGGAGAACGATCTCGAGCCGGACGAGGACGAGCACGACATGCTCGAGCTGGAGACCAAGAAGCAGGGGTTGATCAACATGAGCATGCCGCCGGCGCCTCCGGGGGCGAAGCCGGTGCCGGGGGCGGTGCCGAAGACGAACGGGTCCCGGCCCCTGGCCACGAGCGGGAAGACGGCGAAGCCGCCGGTGGGCTGAGGACTCCGAGGACGCCGGCTGATGGCAGCCTGCTCGTCTACACTGAGAGTTCTGACACCAAGCGAGCGAACGAGCTGCGCATTAAGCGGTATAAGTGGGACGCTGACGTGCTGCTCGAGTTGATGAAGGAGGAGTTCGGTGAGCCCCGTGCGGACATCTACCCTGGGCTTGATTCCGGGGCGAAGGCAAAACGTCGCCCGCCCCTCGGCTGATCAGGCGCATGCGAAGGCTGCCGAGAACATGGCGGGCCACGACGTGCTGCCGAGCTCGTTGCGCATCTTTCTCCACGAGTGGGCGTGCGCGTTTCCGCAGAAGGCGATCGTGCAGATCGTCGACACGCTGAAGAGTGGACATGGCGTACGGATCACATCGCCCGATGGCAAGGTGCACGAGATCGTTCCGGACCCGCCTCAACGCCGATGAGGTCGGCATGGAAACCCACGTGGTCACCATCGCGGTTGAGTTCGCCGACGCGCGCATGCCGTCCGCGTTCTCCTGTGAGCTGTTCCGCGGCAATGCGTTGGAATGCCAGCGCTTGGCGGTGATGATCCCCGGCTGCAGCCACGATCGTCGTAGGCTCGCGTCGACTCAGGTGAATTGGGGCACCATCGAAGCGTGGGAACGCTGGGTGAGCAGCGCGCAGTGCGTTGACCCGTTATGACGCTGGACTGGAGTGGCGTCTGGTTTCTGTGGCTATCCGCGTTGTTCGTGACCTTCATCATCTTGGAGGCGCGCGCGATCAACAAAGGCGGGGTGACGCTGTCGGCCACGGTGCGTGGCTGGGCGGAGACTTGGCCGCTGCTGCCGTTCGCGGTCGGGATCGTGTTCGGAATGCTGGGCACGCACTTCTTCTGGCCGTGGTGTCCCGAGACCATGCAGCCGCAATGTCCGCCATGTGCGGAGGTGGTGGGATATGAGCGAGACCGAAATCTGCAACCGACTGTTGCGCTTGCTGGGCGGCCCGGAGGCGGTGGAGTTGTTCTTAGCTGCGCCGCACCCGTTCCTGCGCGGCCAATGTCCGCAGCACCTGTTGGATTGCGGCAAGTTCAATGACCTCGCCATAGTCGTCGACAATTTGCGAGTGCGGCTAGAGTGAACATCCACGCGTTCGTCACCGACGCGCGCGGGCCCGATCCAACCGGCACCGCGGGGATCAGACGGAGCTTCCGGGCGGCCGGCAAGCTGCGTCTCAACATGTTCCGCTCGGCGATGCGGCAGGCGGTGATCGAGCACGATGTGCTGGGGCTGGGCGGGGGTGGGCTGGCGCTACAGCCGCCCGAGACCCGGCTGCAGGCTTTCAATGGCTGGGCGCGGGTAGCGGCTGGGCAAGCCCTAGAGGGCCCCTGGCTAAGCCAATGGGTTGCCAGGGCCTGGGCCAGCGGGGAGGCGGTTGGGGCGCTCCAGACCCGCTCGGAAGCGCCCGGTGAGGGCTCTGGCGCCTGGGCTGAGCTGGCTAAGATCGAGTTGCAGGCGATCGAGGCGGCCGTGGTCCAAGCGCTCATGCGCGAGGCGGCGATCGCGCTCACCAAGCGCCGGGCCAACAAGACCATGACCTGGCGCCGCATGGCCAAGGCGTTCGACAAGGTCGGGCCGCGGCGGGTCATGGCGCTGGCGAATACGTTCTGCGTGGCGTGCCACAACCGCGGACGGCTGGCGGCGTATCGGGCGGCCGGGATTACCAAGGTGGGCGTGGTTGCTGAGAAGCTGCTGCCCAAGCAAGCGTTGCTGCTGCCGGGCGGGTTGGGCGACGCGCTCACGCACGACGCCAAGCACAAGGGCTATCGCGAGAAGAAGCCAGCGCGTCCCGAGTGGGAGTTGAGCGAAGTCACGGAGCCGATCGAGGTCGGCGTACGCACCGCGGAGGACGAGTTCGTCTGTATCGAGTGCGACGCGTTCGCTGCCAATTCGCCGCACGATATTGACGATGTGGAAGACACGTTGCCGATCCATCCGAACTGTCGGTGCACGTGGTTCCCGTGGGACGACAAGCGGTTCAGTCGCGATGAGGCAATCGAGGACGCGCGCAAGAAGACGGAGCGCGAGCTGCTGCTTGAACAGTTGGGGCGCAAACGCCATCGCGCTCTCGCAAGGCTTGCACCGAGGAAGTTCGAGAACAGGTTCCTGCGTGAGGACGCGTGGAATCCGAACCAGCCGCGTGAGCCGGCGGGCACGTCCGAGGGCGGGCAGTTCGCCTCGATCACTGGTGGAGGGATTAGTGGTGGTGCTACCGGCGGGCCAGCAGCACCAAAGAAGAAGCTGTTCGAGCCGTCGAAGGACAAGGCGCACCACGAGATGCGGGTGCAGAACACGCTGCAGAACGAGGCCAAGCGCAACGACAACTACCGCTATATCGTTGGCAAGCTGGTCGAGGAGGCCAAGAGCCACGGTGCCGACGTCTCGATCATAAGCGGGCTCAAGCAGAAGATCGGCGAGTCCTATTACAAGCAGGGGCTGCTCAAGAAGGAGAAGGGGCTGGAGGCGCAAGCCAACGCCATGATCTACAAGGGCAAGCAGTACGGCTATCAGCCGACGCTTGCCGAATCCAATCAAGAGCACGCACCGACGCCCAAACCGGACCCGATCCCGTTTGATCCACCCGAGCTGACGACGGGAGCTGAGCCGGGCACGCCCGCGTATGAAGGCGAGCAAGCCGAGGCCAAGGCCACCATTCCAGGCGCAACGCCGGCCTGGACCAAGGTTGGTGGCCAAGCGGGTAGCGTGGCGGGCGGGTTCTATCTGGCGCCGATGACTGGACAGAAGTGGTACGTGAAGACGCCGAAGACCGAGGCGCACGTCAACGCCGACCTATTATCGAACCAGCTCTACAAGCTCGCGGGCGTGCCGGTCTCGCACGAGGTCAAGACCGTGTTGGAGGGCAAGCCGGCAGTTGCGAGCGAGTTTATCCCGGGTACCAAGACGTACTCGCAAGGGACGCTGGACGAGCAGGGCGGGGCCATCCTGTACCTGCGCGAGAACTTTGCGGTCGACGCATGGCTCGGCAACCGCGACGTGATGGGGCAAGACAACAATAACGTTCTGCTTTCGCCATCGGGGGTCCCGTTCCGGATCGACCAGGGCGGCACGCTCATGTACCGGGCGCAGGGCGAGACCAAGGAGTTCGGCTCGACTGTGGGCGAGATCACGTCCATGCGCGATCCGAAGATCAACGCGCAGACTGCGTCGGTGTTCGGGAACATGACCGACGCCGAGGTCTCGGCGTCCATCGACAAGGTGCTGGCGATCCCGGATTACTCGATTATTGCGCTGGTCAACCAACATGGGCTTGCTGGGCAAGGCGTTGCTGCCACGCTGATTGCGCGGAAGAACTGGCTGGCCGAGTACCAGAAGACGCTCGACGTCCCCGGCGCGGACCTTCCTGCACACGTCAAGGCTGCGGCCGAGGCCGAGATCGAGGCGGAAGCTGCTGAAGAGGAGCTTCTAGGCGGCCAGACCGAGTGGATGACGAAGCTGGAACAGAAGTTCACGAAGGCCACAGCGACAGCGGCCGAACTGGAGAAGGCGAAGAAGACCGGGACGTTCTACCCCGCGCCCACCTCTGAGTTGGGCAAGGCTGTGGTTAAGGCGTTCAACGAGAAGTGGGCGACCAAGACGCCCGAGGCGCACGAGCTGGAGCAGAAGGTCGCCGAGTACAAGGCGACCAAGGCAGCGCTGGCCAAGATTGACGAGATGGAAGCGGAGGTCGCTGCAAAGGCAACTGCCCAGCTCAAGAAGGAACAGGCGGCCGCGACCAAGCTGGCGAAGATCGAGGCAGAGGCTAAGGCGAAGGCCGAGAGCGCCAAGCATCAAGCCGAGCTTGCGAAGATCGCGGCCGACATCGGGATCGATCCAGAGCACGCCGAGCAGGTCGACACGCTCGTTCAACTCGCTGGCGGCGACAAAGCGAAGATCATTCAGCAGTTCAAGAAGTTCTACGAGGAAGGCACCGGAAAGCACGGCTACCCGGTTACGCCGTTCGAAAGCGCGATGATCCAGAGCTACGTCGGGCCGAATGCTTACGCGGCCAACGCCAAGCTGCGCAGCGGCGTATGGGATGACAAGACCCACGTGTTCGCCAACGCGATCAACACTGCGTTGACGAAGATGCCGCCTTACGTTGGCACGATCTACCGCGGGTTCACTGCCGACACAGAGACTCAAGCAACCTATGTTCCTGGCGCGATCATTCAGTGGCATGGCTTTTCGAGCTGCGGAAAGTCGGGCTCGTTCGGCGGCAACATGCAATGCACGATCGAGCCTCTGCCGCCGCATAAGACGCGTGCGAAGGACCTCGGCAAGTTCAACCCGAGCGAAGCAGGCGGTGAGGTGCTGATCAAGGCCCACACGCCGGTCAAGGTCATCAAGGTCGAGGGCAAGCCCGGCGGCACGATGCATGTCCACCTGAAGGAAGTAGAGGCGGTCTATTGAGCGACGATCCGCGCTTCACACAGGACCCTGGCTCGACGGCGTTCGCGACCGAGGAAGAGTGGCGCGAGTACGAGCGTGCGTGGCAGCTCGAGCACAAAGCGATCCTGCGCGCCTACGGACAAACGCCTGACGGCGAGGAGCCTGAGGACGACGAGGACGACCTGGACGATTACGACCACCTATTCGAGGACCTGTGATGCAGCAACTGGTTGGCGTTGGCGCTGACGTGATGGCCCCGCACCCGAACGGTGGGCGGCCGGTGCTCAAGACCGCGCGCATTCTGCTGATCATGCCTGAGCTGGCGATTGTCGAATACTACGAGGACGGGATGCGGCATTGCTTGCCGAAGAACCAACTCAGGGCACCCTTCAAAGCACAGGACGTGAGCCATGCCTTGGTCAGCAAGTAACGCCAAGGAATTCACGTCGAAGGCTGACACTCCGAAGAAGCAGAGAGCTTGGGCCGCGGCTGCCAACGCTGCGCTGGCCAAGCACGGCTCCGACTCCAAGGCGATCCGGATCGCCAATGCCACGGTGGCCAACATGAGCAATGACGCACGTAGGCGCAGGAGCGGGCAGTCACGTGACAAGTTCGGGCGCGAGCTGACCTCCTGGGAGGAGTTCGCGGAGGAGGAGTTGGACGCCATGCCGTTGTTCAAGCAGCCGCTGGTAGTGATTATGGACGCTCCCGCGCCGACAACGCGCATGATGTACGACGCGGTCAAGCTCGACGACAAAGCGCAGGTCTCGTTTACGGCAGACGGCTACTTAAAAGCGCAGCCGCGCATCGCGCGCACAGGGCTCCAGAAGTACCTCGGGAAGGAGTGCGGCCGACCGGAGATGGACACCGTGATGGTGTACCGGCCGGAAAGCAGTGTCTTCCACAACGACGCGATGCACAGCTACTCGCATCTGCCTGTGACGATCGACCATCCACGCTCGATGGTGAACGCGGACAGCTGGCGCAAGCACGCTGTGGGCGAGACGGGCGACGAGGTCGTGCGCGACGGCGGCTCAGTGCGCGTTCCAATGATGCTGCGCGACAGCAAGGCAATCGAGCTGGTCAAGAGCGGCAAGCGGCAGCTCTCGGTTGGCTACGCGTGCGACCTGCAATGGCAGGACGGCTACACCGCAGACGGCGAGCACTACGACGCCGTGCAGACCAACATCCGGGGCAACCACTTGGCCATCGTCACGGAAGCGCGCGGTGGGCCACTTCTTACAATAGGAGACGAAGCGATGACCGAACTTCGGACTGTGATGATCGACGGGCTGCCCTGCCAGATGAGCGACAAGGACGCAGCGATCGTGCAGCGCACGATCCAGAACCTCACCGACGCATTCGAGGCGTTCAAGAAAAAGGCCGCCGACGACGAGGATGAGACCGATAAGAAATGCGACGCGATGGCCAAGGACCTCGCCAGCAAGGACACTGAGGTCAAGACCAAGGACGCGTTGATCCTCACGCTGCAGACCCAGCTCAAGGACGCGCAGGACCCGGCCAAGCTCGACGCCCAGCTCGTCGCCCGCGACCACGTGCGCAGCAAGGCGATGGCGGTCATGGGCCCGACCTTCAAGACGGACGGCCGCAAGATCGAGGACGTCATGCGCGAAGTGGTAACCGCAAAGTCTGGCGTAGGCGACGCGGCGAAGGCCTGGGGCGATCCCGAGGTGAAGGCCGTGTTCGACCACCTCACTGCCGGCCTGCAAGGCGCTCCGCGCGATCCGATCCGCGACGCCAGTCATGCGTTCGCCGGTGCGCCACCGCTCAACATGCAGGGTGCACAAGCTGTCCGAGACGCGGCCTACAACGAGATGGTCAAGGACATGGAAAACGCCTGGAAACCAAAGCCGGCGGCCGTCGCGTCCTAAGCAGCGCGGCGCTTTCGGGTGCCGTGTAGGACCTTGTCCGCCTCGTTCTCTTTCGGCGTCGCCCAGCGCACATGTTGAGGGGCAATGCAAGCGAGGTGGCCCTTACCGCAAGAATGGGCCACCTCGTGGATCAGTGACGGAGCCGGACCATGTACTCGCTGGCAGATGTAGCGGTGGACGTACTGATCTTCTCCGTTAATCCGCGCTCGCGCGTAACCCTTCCCTGCCTTGCTCTTAAACGGCCAGAGCAGACAGCCGTCTCGGTGTGAGAGTGCCGCTTCGATGAAGCGCAAGACTTCCTCGGTGTGGTTGTGGTTCGGATCGCCGTAGCGCCTCCAGCGCTGGTAATGCCTTCGGCAAAAACCGTGGCAATAGAACTTCTCGCTGCAGCCTTCGACTGAGCAGCCATCCCCGCCGTCCGGGTGCGTGATGTTCTGCTTGCGCAGGACCACCAGCGGATTGCCGTGCCTAACCCAACGCTGATGGTGCATGTGGCAAAGACCGTTCGAGCGAACGGGATTCTTGCAGCCACGAACTGAGCACGTCGGCATCGCGTCTTCCTCTCTCTTTACCGGGGCATCCCTACACAGTTACGCAAAGGAGCTAAAGCTATGTCAACTGTGGTCCAGACGGCCTATCCCGTTCAAATGCGTCCTGGGCTTGAGGGCATGATCTCCGACATGTCCCCGAGCGCTGTGCTGACTCACGTGGTTGAAACCGCTGCAGGCATCACGTTCGGCAAGGCCTGCTCGTGGGGCACCGGACCGAAAGGTGCCATCCTCGGCGGCCCCAACTTCATCGGCCTGTCCGTGCGCGACATCACGTTGGTAGGTGCCAACGTTGATCCGCAGAGCTCGGCACAGAACCCGCTCGACTCCTACGGCTACCGCACCAACATCTCGTTGATGACGCGCGGTCATATGTGGGTGCTGCCGCAGGACATCGTGTTGCCCGGCGAGGCGGTCTACTACGACGAGACCATCGGCAAGCTCGGCAACGCCGCTGGTGGTCTCAATGCGTCGGGCTGGGTCAAGTTCGCTGCCAATCCAGCGGCGGGCTCCACGCTGGTGATCAACGGTGCCACGCTGACATTTGTGGCGACGGGCGCGACCGGCGATCAAGCCAATATCGGTGCCACCCTCAACGACACGTTGGTCAACGCCGTGAAGGCGATGAACGACTCTGCGACTGCGGGCTTTGCTGCATTGCAGTTCGCGACCGATCCCGCGCAACCGCTTGGCGGTAGCGGCGGTTCCGACACCATTCTGATCTCGTCAGTGGCGGCAGGGACTGCGGGCAACGCGCTCGCAATCACCTCCGGCCCCACGGGCATGACGAAGTCGGGTGCCACGCTGACGGGCGGCACTGCCGCGGCAACGCTGATCAATGGCGCTAAGTGGCGTCTGGCGGCAATGCCGGGACAGCTCGCTGTCGTCAGCCTCGGCATCCAGTATTAACCGTGCCCTAGGGCTGAGAGGAGCGATCACAATGCTGAGCAATTTTTACACCGCAGACGCGCAACAGCAGGCCCTCGGCTTTCTGATCGCGCAGACGACCTACATCGAGCCGGGCGTCTACAGAATGAAGTATCCCGAACTCAATTATCGGGAGCTGGTGCCGATCGACACGAGCGCACCGGAATGGGCGAAGAGCATCACGTTCTTCTCGGTCGACCAAGTCGGCAAGGCGGACTGGTTCTCGCACCTGGCGCACGACGTGCCGCTCGCCGACATCACCCGCGACAAATTCGAGATGGCGATCGAGATGGCCGCGGTGGGCTATCGTTACACCACCGAGGAGCTGCAACAGGCGATGATGGTCCCGAACGTGAACTTGGGACCGGAGCGCGCGGCCGCTGCGAAGCGTGCGGCGGAGGAGTTCATTCACTTCACCGCGTTGTACGGCGCGGCGGCAAAGAACTGGTTCGGGCTGATCAACCACCCGGCACCGACCGTGATCAACACGGCGCAGACGTGGGCCTATCGGGTCGCGAACAACCAAATCCCGATGATCATGCAGGACGTCAACGGCGTGCTCGCCAATGTGTGGCAATCGTCGTCCGGCGTCGAGATCGCGGACACGCTGCTGCTGCCGATGACGCAGCTCAACGTGCTCACGACCACTGCAATGCCGAACACCACCATGACCCTCATGCAATGGGTCGAAAAGTACAACATGTACACGCAAGAGGCCAAAGCGCCTCTGACGATCCGCGCCGTGCGCGGGTTGGAAACGGCAGGTGCAGCTGGTCAGCCGCGTATGATCGCGTACAAGAAAGACCCCGAAGTAATAAAAATGCATGTGCCCATGCCGCATCGCTTCCTCGAAGTGATGAGGACGGGGCCCATGATTTTCGACGTGCCAGGAATTTTTAGGCTTGCCGGGCTAGAGATTCGGCGGCCAGGGGCCATGCGCTACTTGGACGGGATTTGAGGCAACTCGAATCAAAATGGAAAGGCTGAGGCAATGACGGTATATTAGCGGGACCGGGCCACGCTTGCAACGTGGGTCCGGCCCCTCACCACCCGAGCGTAGGAGGCTCGAATGGCTAAGCGAGTATACCGCAAGACGTACCGCGCGCACGGCGACCTGCCGGCCTTCCTAGAAAAAGCCTGCGCGTACCAAGGCGATGAATGCCTGCTGTGGCCCTATGGCAGAACCGCCAAAGGCTACGCCAGGATCGGAGCGAAGAACTTCGGCACCGTCCTAGTCGCTCGCATCGTGTGCAAGCGCGTCCACGGCGAGCCGCCAACACCGAAACATGACTCCGCGCACTCCTGTGGCAACGGCCATCTCGGCTGCGTCACGCCGAAGCATATTCGCTGGGCAACCAGGAGCGAGAACTACGCGGATTCGGTGGAGCACGGCACAGCGTCGCGCGGCGAGCGCAATGGTCGCGCAAAGCTGACGTGGAAACTGGTCGAGCAAATACGGAAGTCCCGAGGATCGCAGCGATTGCTCGCTGCCAAGTTCAACGTCGATCAACGAACGGTGGGGAGGATTCTCCGCCGCGAAATATGGAGAGAGCCTAATGGCTGACGTGCCGTTCAACCCGAACATGCACCCGGTACCGCAGAAGCAGAACCTAGTGCGTCCGCCGCCGCCCGACCATCCGTACTTCGCACCGATGCGTCCGGAGCCGAGCTGGGAGCGGCTGCAGGAGCCGTCCTCGCGCGTCAAGGTGACGAACACCTCGGAGAACGGCCAGATACATGTCGTGATTGATCGCTTCATGGTCGGCCACGAGCTGCGGGGTGGGCAGAGCGTCGAGATCGAGATGATCAACGACGAGATCGCCCGGTTCCAGGAGATGCGGCGGCCCGACCGGTATTACCCGGTGATCGACCCGGCCAAGCCCGGCCGGCCGAAGCCCTTGCACCCGATCAAGATCGAGGGCGTGGGCTCCATGATCGAGGGGGCGGCCGAGCGCTACGACGAGCGCCAGCGGGCGCTATTTGCCGAGCGTGAGGCGGCGCGCGCGCAAGCGATGGCGGTGCCGAAGGGCAAGGGCAAGGGCTAATGGCCTCGGGCGCGGACATCGCTGCGTTCAGGATTGCGATCCCTGAGTTCGCGTCGATGACCGATCCGCAGCTCTCGAACGCGCTTGACGAGACCGATATGTGGCTGGAGGCGGGCTTGTGGCATCCGCCCGACTTTGTGTGGGCGCGGTGGTACTTGACCGCGCACAACATCAAGATGTCGCTCGGCATCGGCGGCGCAGTGGCCGGCGGTTCGGGCGGCAGCAGCGAGATCAGCTCCGACCTGTTCGTGCGGATGGTGGCGTTCGGCGAGCGGCGCGTCATGTTCGGCGAGCGCAAGGTGTCCACCACGGAGGGCCAGATCACCGGCCCCGGCGCGGCGGAGTTCGACGACACCATTTACGGCCAGAAGTTTTTAAGGTTGCGGAGTCGAAATATACCGCCGATCCTCACGGTATAGTAGCGGAGCCGACTCGCGTTGAAGCGCGAACCGGCCCCTGACCACAACGAGCATTGGAGGCTCGACATGGCTAAGAAGATCGTATTGCTGCGCCGGTTCTACGTCTACGGGATCAAGGTGGACGGCATCGTCCGGTACGTCGGCAAGGGCTGCAATGGCCGCATCTACGCGCACGTGGTCGAAGCCAAGAGCGGCAACCACTGCAACGAACAACTGAGCGCGGCGCTGCGAGACGGACGCGGCATCGAATACATCCTCTTCCGCGACGACCTGGACGAGCGCGGAGCGTTCAAGCTGGAAGCGGCTATGATCGCGAAGCACAAGGACCTTTGGAATAAACCGTTTCACGCCGCGCATGCGCTCAAGTCGCGCTGGCTCGATCCGGCGGCGCGCGCGAAGCACAGCGCAGCGATCAAGGCGAAGTGGCAAGACAGTGACTTTCGCGAGAGCACGAGGGCGAACATGAGGGAGGCGGCGAAGGTTCGCCCGCGCACGACACGCGGACAGTGGGGCTGAGCCATGGTGTTCTGGCGCGGCCCGCAGGTGATGATGGACAGCATCGTCGACGACTTCTTCGCTGAGCCGATGCGGTACGTTCCATGGGGCCCGGTGGGGATCGACGACGACGGGCAACCCGATCCAGCTCGACCGCCGTTGGACACGCGAGCGGCGCTCGTCATGCCGGGCGCGGCAGCATCGGGCGAGGCGGGTTCGGGCGCGCAGGGCATGACGGCAACATACTTGGACACGACGACGTGGTTCTCGATCACCGAGTACAACCTGCTGCCGTACAAGCTGAGCGACCTTCAGCAAGGCGACCGGGTGTATTTTCCCGACCGCAACGAGTGGTACATGATCGACCACCCAATGCCGTCGAAGACAGGACGGCCACAGGTTTACGTTTCGCGGATTCAAGAGAGCACGCTGTGATGGCGCAGTTGTTCGGCGCGTTCTACTGGAGCAAGGCCGACTACGACGCGATCATGGCCAAGTTGGATCAGGTCCTTTTCAACCAAACCAAACCGAGCAAGAGCGAGGAAAAGATCATGAGCGCGTTGGACGATCTGAAGGCGCAAGTTGAGATGAACACCAACTTGGAGCAGTCGGGGATTCAGTTGATCCAGGGCATCGCCCGCCAGTTGGAGGAGGCGAACAACTCGGGCGACAACGCGGCGATCCAGGTGTTGACCCAGCAGTTGCAGTCGAGCGCTGCCGCGTTGAGCGCTGCCATCGCTGCCAACACTGAAGTGACGCCTGTCACGTGAGCCTGCTGCGTCCGATCATCAGGAGCTGCGCCGTCGCCGCGCTCCGGGATCGGACGTGGGCCGGAGCCAACGTGTTCGACTCCGATTTGCAGTCGATGGCCGAGGCGATTCAAGGCAAGGCCGACAAGCCATACATAGTCGTCTATACGGACACTGACGACAGAACTCCTGCCTCGATGGCCGAGATGTATTCGGGCATCGGCCGCAAGATGCAGCTCGCAATCGAAATGGGCGTTGCGTCAGCTGTCGCGCTTCCGAACACCGAAGAAATCAGCGTGCGGTTTTCCGCTACGGACGAAGGCCTCGAATGGGCCTGCGACGTGATGGACGGCCAGATTATGGCCGCGTTGTGGGGCGACCCGGATTCGGTGTGGGGAGAGCTGTTGAAGCGGTTTGCGCCGCGCGTGTTGCGCGTACCGTCCCGGCGCGGCGGTCAGGGTTCTGGCGTTAAGTTCGCCGCGAGGCGCACAGTGTACGAGCTCCAAACGATCTATGAGATCGCGCCCGGTGTAGTGCCGCCGGACGTTCACCCGGTGCACGATTTCATCCGATTGGGCAAATCGAGCCTTGCGCCGGTCAACGTCGCCGATCGTGCGCGGACAGTGGAGAAGCTGATCGTGGAGAGCGACCCGCATTCCGCTTGGCTGATCGCCGCTGCGTACATTGGCGGCTCGCGGCAGTCGATCAAGAACATCCAGCCGGACGGTGTGCCGCCTCCGTGGGGCGAACCGGGCGTAGAGCTCAACGTCGAGCAGCCGCCGCTGGAAGAGATGGGGATGCATGAGCGCATCTATGACCTTGAGAAGCTAGACCTCGTGGACGACAACCCGTTCGAGTTGCCTGCGCCGTACGACGTGACAGTTGGGCGGCCGCAGTTCTCGGTGCCGAAGGTGACGCGGATTCCATGATCCCGACCTACAAGGTCGACGCCGAGGACATGCTCAACTGGGCGCGGTACATCGAGGAAATACCAAAGGTGACGAACGCTGCGATCGCGCGCGGGCTCAACACCTACGGCGATGGCGTGTTGGAAAGGACTGCGGCCAAGATTGCCGACAAGGCCGACCTGCAAGTCCACGAGGTAATGGCGACCATCGTTGTCACGCGCGCGACGCCGCGCAGGCTCGAATGGTCGATGGATGCAAGTGGAATCCTGCCACCATCGGGAGACTGGTCGCGGCCGTGGGCAACACGCGATCAGAACCAGTTCGACAAGCAGGTGCTCGTCAACATCACGACGATGCACGACAGGTTCTCGTGCGAAGTGTGTGAACAGGCGGCTGCGTCTGGGCCATACACGATGGCCGACATCGACACGATGGTGGCGAAGTGGAAGAACTTTGAGCCAGCAACTGGGCCAGCTCCGGGCTTCCGCACCAACCTGATCCATCCGAACTGCCGCTGTGTGCTGACGCCGTTCGCCAACAAGCGGCGGTTGCGAGTGACGTTCGGAGCTGGCGAACAGGAGATGTACACGGCCAAGGGTCTTGCGGACGCCATTGCCGGCGAGCTGAAGGTTTCGATCAAGGCGGTGAAGAAGAGGGCAAAATGACGAGTCCTTACCAGCGGCTGTTGCAGCGGTCTGCGGAGGCGAACCGCAACAATGGCGTAGAGACCAACCGGCAATGCACGATCAAGGAGGTCAAGGAAGAAGGCGGCGAGCGCAAGGTGCGCTGCATCATGGGCATCCGGCCGGACGGCTCGGAGTGGTTGAGCCCGTGGATGAGCACGCAGGAACAGCGCAGCGGCCAGGAGCGCTCGCAGTCATCGCTCAAACCGGGACAGAACGGCGTCATCCAGGGCTCGTTCCGGCAGGGCACGTTTTCGGCGCAAGGCGAGGCTGATCACGCGCCACAGCCAAAGCACGCGCCGCAGACCAATGGACCGTCACAGTCGGTGGGCAAGAAGTTTCGTTCCGCCACGCACGGCGGAGAGGACGAGCAGCAGCAGGGCAGCGGCGGTAGTGGCGGCAATCAGGGCAGCAGCGGCGGCGGCCAACAGCAGAAGCAGGAGAAGGAGCACTACTGGACCAACTACCTCGTCAAGGAAGACGAGAAGCTGGAGAAGTGGACGCCGCAATCGGGCAAGTCCCAGACCAGCAGCGGCTCTCAGGGCGGCGCCGGAGGCGGTGGCCTCAACCCAAAAGGCGGCCAGCAGCAGGGCAAGCAGGGCGAGCAGAAAAAAGAAGAGAAGGCGATGGCCGTCTCGATGCACGAGAAGATGGGCCACACGGCCAAGATCGGCGACGGCGACAGCGCGGTTCGCTACGCCGCGCACGAGAAGGGCGCCAAGATCAGGGCAGGGAAGGACAACTACTTCGTGTCCGAGAAGGACAAAAAGAACCTGATCAAGTCGAAGATCGACAACTACGTCCACGCCAAGGACGGCCAGAACTACGTCAACAAACCGTGGGTCATCAAAGACTCGCCGGACGATCCGGTCCCGAATCACGACGAGGCATAGGAGCTTGCCATGGTAGGAGTTTCAAACCGCATCATGCATCTGGTGAAGCAGGCCGGCGTGCCTGCCGCGCCGTTGCTCGAGTACGAAGTGCTTGACCCGCACCACGAGCCCGACCTGAACGGCGAGCTTGCCGGCGGCAAGGTCTACAAGAAGTCTGGCAAGGAGTTCGTTAAGCTGACCGAGGATCAGGCACGGTTTTACCTCGACAGCGGCTCGATCAAGAAGGTTGAGGCGGCACCGGACGCGCAGGCGCAGGCCGCTCCGAAGAAGAAGTAGCAGCTCGCCATGACGCTCCCGGCCGACCTCGCCGGCGGCTACCTGCCGCAGCCCGGCGAAATACGGGCGGAGAACGAGCAGGCCTCGCGCTATTACCGTGTCGTCAACGCGATCTGGCCGGACCTACTCAACCAGAAAAGCATCATCGCGCCGGTCCGCAACGGCGTGAACCGCGAAACCGGCATGCTGATGCAGGGCTGGGATCACGTCGAGCAATCGATGAAAGTGATCTTCGCCACTGGTTTCCATGAGCGCATCTTGCGGCGGTGGGTGGGCTCCTACGTCCCTCACATCCTGGGCGAGATCGCGGTGCCGCGGATCATCACGCGCTTCCACTGGGCGATGGCAGAAAGCATCGAGCTGTGGGAACCGAACTACCGCATCCAGACGGTGTTCTTCATGGACACCGCGATCGAGCAATGGCAGCCGACCGAGACGTTCGACGTGGCGGGGGAGTTCAGGCTCGGCCACGTGTTCTTCCGCACCGAGGGCAACTACCGCCCGCGCGCTCATCTGGGTGATCCGTCGCCCTACATCCGCCGGGCCAACACGCTGCTGAGCCGTGGTGGCGAAATATGGGACCCGGCGCTCGGCGGACAGGTGAGCTGACATGGTAACCTTGGTTACCCCGACCCCGTCGCGCTTTCCGGTCATCCAGCCGGAGCTGCTGCAGCGCCCGTCGGTGTTGGAGACCATCGACACCGACAAGATCATCGACGACCGCATGCTGCGGTTCAAATTGCGTTGGGCTGAGGAAGACCCGCCAAACGCTGCACAGTACGACATAGCGCAGCTCGAGTTCGATCCGATCAAAATCCTGACGGAGAACGCGGCTTATTTCGAGCTGATGCTGCGGGACAGGGTTAACCAAGCCGCGCGCGCTGTGATGCTCGCGTTCTCGTTTGGCACTAACCTAGACGGCATTGCTTCGCGCTACCCGGGCGGCGTTCCGAGGCAACCGGGCGAGAGCGACGACAACTACCGCCGCCGCATCTGGTTGAGCCCAAACATCCTCGGCCCACATGGAACGACGGAGAGCTATGCTTTTTATGCGCTGAGCGCTTTAGGGGCGAACGTGTTGCGGGACGCGGCCGCGTTTACCACGCGCGGCACCGGTATTGTGACGATCCCGATCCTCGTCAACATCCCAACGTTGGCGCTGTCTGAGCAACAGGTGTTGTTCATTGTTCAGAAGCAGATCAAGACCGGGCTGATCGATCCACTCAAGGTGTCATTCGAGATCAATCCGGGCCCGCCGCCGATCCCTACGAACGACCAAATCCTCGAGGTCTACAAGTACATCATCGCCGACACACGCAAAGGCTTAACGGACGAGATCGTCATTGCGCGGCCGAAGGTGTACCAGACCCGCTACGACATCTCGTTGAAGACGTTCCCTGGCTACGACCTTGCTGGCGTGCTGACCAACGTTGTGACGGGGTTGATGCAGTTGGTCGAGAAGCAGCGATGGCTGGGCTACGATCACACGATCATGAACATCGACGGCGTGCTGACCGATGCTGGTGGCGTATACAACCGGGTCATCAAGCAGCCTCAAGGCGACGTCGTCGTCGGCCAGGACAGCGTAGTGTGGGTGACGCACATCGACATCACATGGACGGGCGTCGGCGAGTGAGCGTCGCGGTCCGCACTGTGATCGCGGCTTTGATCGCGGTACTGATCGCGGTCGCCATCGTGCTGCTGCTAGATCACGGCAAGTATTGTCCGGAGGACCAAGTGAGCGTGCTTAGCACTGATCGGTGGGTCTGCGTTAAAGAGGGAGGCAAGACATGACCCTGGGCCTTTGTTTCTGGATTCTGATGCTGATCTGGTTCGTGTTCGGACTGATCGTTCACTTCGGCTACATCGGACCTTACGGCGCGCTCGGCAGCACGCTCTTGCTGTTTGTGCTGTTCTTGTTGCTAGGATGGAAAGTGTTCGGCGCTCCGATCCATGGCTGAACTGTACCCGGTCGAGAACGACTACCCCGACCCGTTCGAGATTCCGCCGGCTGAGCGGATCGCGAATCCTGGTGCGCTGACGCTGTACCGATCGGCGACCGGGTTCGAGAAAGCTGCCGCCGACACCGATGCCGAACGGTTGATGGACATCTATGCGGAAGCGATCATCGACCAGTGGAATCCGTGGCAGGTCGCGTTTGAGCACCTGCCGTTTCTCGCTTGGGCGATGGGCGTCAACCTGTGGGAGAACTACTGGGATGAAACGTTCCGGCGCAACTGGGTCGCTCGCCAGTGGTACCTGAAGTCGGTCAGGGGCAAGCGCGCAGGCTTGGACGAGTTCGTCTCGGCGGTTCGTGGTCATGTCAAACGCTGTGTCGTTCCTCCCGCGCGCGCATATGGCACGAAGAAGCAAACGGCTGAAGAGCGTGCTGCCTACGTCGCCCGCTTTCCTCAGCTCCGCATCTACCCGTATGTCGCGCGCGAGCAGCTTCGATGGCTGTGCTTTACCGGCAAGCACTACGACGGCACCGGGCTCAACCGCATCTTTCAGAAAAACGGATCGTTCCTTGGCCCGAACTGGAAGCTGTACCCGACCGTGCAAGACGCGGGCGGCAAGTACACGCGGACGGCAACGATTTACGAGCCGCGGACCGGAGTCGAAACGACCCTAACGATCCGCAAGGTCGAGAAGATCAACATGGGTCCCGGCGCCGGCTGGGGCTACACGCCGGGTGTCTCGCAGTATGACGAAGAGGTGATCCTGCCGCTGGAGAAGCGGCCGAACTATTTCATTGGCGAGAGCGGCAAGTTCCTCGGCGGCGCGGGCAAATACGGCATCTTCCTTGGGGTCCAGCTTCCACTCCGGACGATCA